CTCGACCGCGCGGGCCAACGGCTACGTGGAGGGCGTCGGTGGTGTCTCGGTCGACAAGCCCATCACCCTCAGGTCTGTGTTCGTTCGGGTCCCCGACTGGGCAACGATGATCGGTGGCACGGGGAACCTGAACGTCCAGATATACAGCGGAACGACCTCTGCTGAGGGCACGCTGTTGGCCACGGTCGTGATGGCGTCGGGGACGAACAACATCCTGTACAACCTCCCCTCGGCAGCCAACATCGCCAGGGACGGCATCCTCCGGGCCAAGCTGGTGGTCAACTCCACCACCGGCAACGGCCTCCAGGTGCAATTCCGAGGTGACTATCAGTAATGGGAATGGTCCTTCGCTCACTGAAGCAGCCGGTGACCCCGGTCTACCTCTCGGCCAACTTTGACGTGGCACAGAATCCGCTCGCCGCGCCGTGGGTCAACTTCGGCACGGGCATCTACCTCCCGGAGGCGTTCGGCGGGGCCATGCGGATCGTCGGCAGCAGCACCGACGGTACGAACTACGGCTACGCCCTCCACAGCACCCCGATGGCCACGGACCGGCACCTGGTGCGGGCCAAGATCACCACCACGAACAGCACATGGCCGTCGTGGCTGATCCTGAACTCGGACGCCTCCGGCAACAACACGGTCTTCTTCAACTGGACCGGCTCCACCATTTCCATCCAGAAGAAAATCAATGGCACCGACACGTCGCTGACTTCGGCATCCGAGTCTCAGGTCGTGAACAAGCGGGCCGAGATTGTGTGCGACTCGTCTGGCGGCATTTACACCTACACCGCCTACATCAACGACGTGCAGAAGCTCAGCTTCGTAGACTCAAGCAACACCCTTGGACATGGACCCGACCGTCGATTCGTCGGCCTGGGAGGAACCCGACGCCGTGCGGTGTTCACCAACTCGTGGTCACCCAACTGGGACGACTGGTCGGCGGAAGACCTCTAACAAGTCGGGCTGGATGTAGCCTGAGCAATGTCACTACCAGAAACATGAGGAGAAGTACCGTGGAAGCACCACTTACCCTCGCAGAAATGCGAAAGTCCGAAGAGACGCTCTGGGTCAAGAATCTGACCGGCACGACCATTACGTGCAACACCCCCAAGATGTCGTTCCAGCTATCCCCCGCTGGTACAAGCGATTCGATCAAGGTTCTGCCTGCGGAAGCGCTGGCCGAGTCCGGATTCCAGAAGCTCTTCCTCAAGGGCAAGATCACCATCAGCACCGATATGGACGATGAAGCCGCCGAGCTCTCCGTCATGTCGGATGCCGAGCAGGAGGAGCGCCGTAAGGAGATCGAAGTCCTCGTCGAGGAATCGGCCTCCAGCAAGGACATCGCTGTTCAGAAATGCCTCATTTCCGAACAGCCCGTCTTTCAGACACCTGATGAAGTCAAGAATCTCGTGCCCCCGTTGGCCGAGGAGTTCAAACATCGAGCTCACGAGTTCGCGGCGCATCAGGTCATGGGTGAAGACGGCGAACAGAAGACCGTCTTCTCGAAGATTCAAATCGGATAGGAGCACGACATGGCAGCAGCACGTACCACGAAGGCAAAGGCAACCGAGGCCAAGGTCGAAGACCCCAAGACCGAGGATGTCAAGGTCGAAGAGGCGGCCACCAAGGACACCGCCGACGAGACCCTCGGCAAGGGCGACGACAACGAGGGCCGTGACCTGGACGGCAAGAGCGAAGACGCTCCTGTCGAAACCAGCGCGGGCGAGTTCCAGCCCCCGAAGGAGGCGACCCCGGAAAACGAAGGGGCCGACGCTATTCGGGACGCTGACGATTCGTCGACCTCGGCAGCAGCTCAGGCAGCACTCGACCAGGCGGAGGAATCCGTACCGGCCGAACGCCTGATGTACCAGACCTCCCAGTTCGACACTTCGACCGGTGCCAGCGTGCTCAGCTCGCTGGCTTACCCTCCGGCAACGGCCATTCGCGCCGAAGAGGTTGTCGACGCAAAGCTCGCCAATGGCGGAGTTGACGACAACAAGAACTGAGACCGTTGCGTTCGGGAGTCGCTGCTGCCTCGTGTAGTGGCGGCTCCCGTTCTGTTCCCAGAGGAGTGAGACATGGCAAGCCAGTATCCAGGCGGAGTCGACACATTCACCGAGCCGTCAACGCCAGAGTCGACCCCGCTGTCGTCCGCTGGTAGTGGACAGTTCAACCACTATGAGCACCACAAGCGACTCGGCGAGGCCATCACTGCCACGCAGAAGAACGCAGCCAAGTCCAAGCACGACCACTCCGGTGGTACCGGGCTGGACGACACCGACAAGCTCAAGCAGGCCAACACCCACGAGGAGGCCGACACCGACGCCGGTCCCACCTCGATCCACCACACGCTCGGCACTTCGGCGAACCAGGCCGCGCGAGGCAACCACACTCACGACGCCACCTCGATCGTGAACCAGCCGTTCATGATCTGCACGTCCACCACCCGGCCTACACAGCCGTACCTCGGCCTCCAGATTTACGAGACGGACACCAACCACATCCGCGTCTGGGCTCAGTTCCCGAACGCGGCGGCTCCCCGGTGGACCCTGTTGACCTCGGCCTCGGTGCCCACCGTCCGGCTGGTGCAAGGCACGGCCCAGAAGATTCCCACGGCGGGCGCGCTCATCGAGTGGCGGACCGAGACCGAGGACAACTTCGACTTCTTCAACGGTGCCCAGTCCATGACCGACATCGTGATCAAGGAGCCGGGGCTGTACTCGGTGGATACGTCCATCGCCTGGAACAACACCGACATCTTCGGCGACCGGGCGCTGACCTGCCTCACGATCAATGGTGTGGAGACCACGTACAAGCAGTACGAGTTCATTCGCGGGTACCTGTTCAACCCCGGCTTCTCGCAGACGGTATCGGCGACAGCCAAGGTGCGGTTCAATGCAAACGACCGCCTCGGGGTCCTGGCTCGCCACAACGGCTCCAGCTTCCAGTGGACGTACAGCAACACATCGAACAAGCAGGACAGCCGCATCGAAGTCAGCTACATCGCGCCATAAGGAGCCACCGTGACCCAACCCACCGCGCCATACAACTACGACGGATTCGGCACCTTCTCGCCGAAGGTCCGGTCGTACTCGATCGTGCGCAAACAACTGTCGCAGGGTAGTGCCGGAGTGTTGGGCCTGCGAGTGGTCGGCCCGAACGCTGCACCGACCCCGGCCACCAACGTCAGCATGAAGCTCTGGCTGGACGAGGACTTTGACGAGACCAACAACTTCGAGGACGAGGACCCCTACGGCGTGGTGATCGCCGAGTTCGACTCCACCAAGGTGGTCACGGAATCACCTGGGGTGTACTCGATCCCACTGACGGCTGAGCACACGGCCAAGCGGGGCAACCTGGCAGCCGTGTGGAGCTACACGGTGAACGGGGTCGAGCTCAGCTACACCGACCAGATTCAGATCACCGAGTACATGCCCGAGTTCGAGAACCTGCGCGAGTTCGAGCAGGACGTGGTGGAGCAGGTCGCGTGGATGTTCGCCGACCTGTTCGACTCCACCAACGGCGGGCCGAACCTGGTCGAGCAGTTCCAGACCCACTTCAACCACAATCGCATTGCCCAGCTGATGGGCATGGCCATGAACTGGATCAACATCACCGGGGTACCGATGACCCGCTTCGGCGTCGGCAACGGCACCACCCGGCTCCCGGCCCCGTACACCGGCCTGTTGGTCATCGGTACGTACCTGGAGGTCCTCAAGCACTTCGTGCGGACCTACGTCGAACAGCCCGAGTTCAAGAACATGGCAGTCACCTACACCGACCGCAGCCAGTACATGCAGCGCTGGCAGCAGGTGTACCAGATGGAGAAGGCGGACTACGACAAGGCGCTCAAGCTGGCCAAGCGCAAGTTCCTTTCGCTCGGCTCCGGCTCGCTCCTGGTCGCCGGTGGCGTCTACGGATCGAACTCCAGCTACTTCCGTTCGGGCATGTACGCGGCCCAGACGCGCGCTGCTCGCTTCTACCCGGCGGCACCGGTCGCCGCGATCATGGCGTGAGGGCTCGAATGCTTGGTAAAGAAAAAGTAATCGAGCCGACGAGAGGGGTTGGCAGTGGCCAGGATTGATCTTGTAGAGCCCTACGCGCTCCGAAATGCACGCAAGGCCGTCCGTGAATCACTCATGGCCCACGGCGAGGAGGTCATCGCCCTTCGCATGTATCACGTGGACCCGGACCAGGATTCGGTCCCGCGTTGCACATGCTTCGACGACGTGTACCGACAAAGCGCCGAGTACAACTGCAACCTCTGCTACGGCACGACCTTCCAGGGCGGCATCAAGGAGATGTCGCGGATGTGGGCGATGTTCTCCACCGACGCCCTGGCCGAGAAGCACGACAAGCGCGGCGTCTGGCAGCCGTTCGCCCACGGCATCCACGCCGAGTACAGCCCCATGCTGATGGAGAACGACTACATCGTGCGGGTGGCCCAGTGGTCCAGCGATTACCGGCCCCTCAAGGTGTGGCAGTTCTACGACCTCAAGACGATGACCCCGGAATCGCTCCGCACCGGCCAGCAGCTTGGTCAGGACGGCAACGACTACGTAGGTCAGCGCGGTAGGGGCTCCCAGCTGCCCGACTCGCACCCGATCTGGAATGCCTGGAGGAACGGGACCATCAACCCCGACTTTTCGGTACCACGGCTGGATGGGCAACGACGATGAGCCTGGTCCCGATCCCGCTGGTGGTGTCGCAGCGCATTTCCGAGCTCGCCACCCGTCGGGCTCGGGAGGGGTTGTCTCGCCGTAACTGGTCCGAGGCTGCCAGGGCGAGTCTTCAGCCCGCTCCCGCCGTCGGTCAGGTGGGCATCAAGACCTCGCTCCGGTACCTCATGTACCAGAACCGAGGGATCAAGCCGTTCCTGATGACCTCGCTCGAAGGCAAGACGGTGCCCATCAAGGGCAAGTTGTTCCGGGTCAAAGGCGTGGGACTGCCGGGGTGGGGTTACCAGGACCGCAAGTACAACCCGATCAAAGGCTCAATCTGGCGAGAGCAAAGATGGCGGCATCCCGGCATTCGGCCCGAACGGTTCTTGGAGAATGCCATCTCGCAGGCCATCCTTGAATCGAAAGCAGGGCTTCAAGAAGAAGTCATGCGTGCCCTACGCGGAGAGCAGGAACGATGACCAACCTCGCCAACGACGTACTGCCCGGAAGCTCGGGTGGTGTCATCGAGGCCGTCAAGCGTGGCGTTGTCACGGCATTTCGGTCCGCCCTGACCGGCACGTCGCTATCGCAAACGAGTCGGGATATTCACGTCGACATGGAGTACCCGGTCGAGAAGACGAACTACCCCGGCCTCTGGGTACAGTTCTCCCTCTCCGAGCTCCAGCCCTCGGGCATCGGCCACGCCATGAAGGACACCGAAACCGGTGGCACCGTTCAGCAGTGGTCGTACAAGGGCCGGGTCTCGCTGACCCTGCTGGCGATGAGCTCTATCGAGCGGGACCGGATTGCAGACCACATCATCACCACCTTCGCCTTTTCTCGGGTGTCGGGGGTCGATGACACGGGGCTGTATTCGGAGTCGTATTCCGAGCTCTTCCAGGCATTCAACGACAACCCGTACTTGTCCATGACGATCAATGCGGATTCGCTGAAGCCGGGTGGGCAGTCGATCACGGTGGGAACGCCGTGGGATGAATCGCAGCTCGTGTACGAGGACAACTACGCATTCGAGCTTCAAGGCGAGTTCCAGATGGTGTCTCTGCCCGAAGGTGGCATCATTCTTCGTCGCGTGGACATCTACCCCGAAATTGCTCTTCCAAGCTCAGAATGGCAATGACGTACTAGGAACTCAGGGCACTTTCCAATACAAGGTGGGAGAAGGCTCTCACGCGATAGGGAGAAAACACGATGGTTGACTTCAGCAAGTACCAGGCCCCTGGCCTCTACACCGAAGCAGTGCCGGGTCCGCAGCTGTCCGTACAGTCGACGACCCCCACCGCTGTCGGAGTCTTCGGCACCACGGTGGGTTACCGCCAACAGACCGAATCACTGGTCATCGACCCGGACATCCAGCAGGAG